AGGTACGCGCTGTCAGAGTCCCACCGATTGTAGTCCATTGTGTAAGCGACCGTGTGAAGGACCTTTAACCAAACCTGGTTAGGGTCTACACTTGTCCAATCAGTTGAAAAATCGCACCTCTCCCACGGAGTGTGTGTGGGTTTGATACGACGTTTCCTCACTACCCATAAGGTCTTAGGATATCCATGGATCACTCCATCGACGTCCGAGGGACCAAAGAATCGTAGGTTAGTGGGGATCAGGTTGAGAATTGCACTCGAACCTCGTTCACTCAGTGCGCCTCGACGATAAGCCACGTTGTGGAAACCGTAGATCGCGTCGACGTCAAGCAGATTTTTGCTTGTGAACGTGACGGGTGTGACATCAAACCCGTTGAAGGCGTCAGTGCCACATGACTCTCTAAAAGGTCCCTGCCAATGAGATTTCTCGTCATTGGTGTCGAACCCCAGATGCTCTAGGAGAGTCTTGAAACGATGGTAATGCCTCGACGGGAGTATTATGTCGTCGCCGTAAACCCACACCTCTTCACCGATCTTCAGCCCGAAGGCCGCCGATGCAAGTGATACAAGTATGAGTGTCATTAGCTCGAACGTGAACCCGTTGCCCATGGACGAAAACATCTCGTTCACGGTCCAGACACCATTAATCAGTGTCTTTCGGCTGCGAATCGCGTCTAAGAGTTCAAACCACGGTCCTTCGGGATCATTAATTGAAGGAATTGATGACTTTACTAACTCACACGCTTGTTGATTTGAAGCGTTACGCAGGTCCATAGTTACGTATTCATCCGTTATTGACGCTCGAAGCGCCAACCGGCCATGGACTTCCTGTCCACGGGATCGCAGCTTGTTCTCACGTTCGGCCACTTGCTCTCGCAGAGCGGCCCTACGCGTTAACACGCCATTGATCAGAACACGATTCGCCCAAGAAGTTGGGGACACTGTTGACGACCTGTCAACATAGATGCCCCATCTGCTTAGACGCCCTTTCATGTATCCACCAACGCCCAACTGAACGAGGAGATTCCCCCCAGGCTCAGAAGCTATACCCCGAAGAGCAGTTGCTTTCTTTGGGACGACAGTGAACTTATTCCCTTCAATGAACGAAAGGTAAGGGAGACCCGCCTCCATCCTCGATGCTTCCCAAGGGGTCGCATCGTGAAACCACTTGAAAACCTCAGTGGCAGATGGAGTAACCGTTGGACCATGTGCCAACTTGTCGAGGACCGTTTTGAACGT